CCAGATAAGGTTAGAGTCTGAAGTACCAGTCCCGTTCCCACCGATCATCCCACCCTCAGCTTTTCCAGGGATAGCAGCACCACCCCCGCCAAAGCCAAAAGCGCCTAAGATTGAAGAGCCAATAGATGCTATGGCTGAACCTACTCCACCGCCGCTTGAAAAAAGATCTTTACCAACCTTCGCCAAACTCTCTGATAAACCTTCAAACAGTTTCTCAGTTAGTCCTGAAGCGAAGGTATCAATGATACTATTAGTCATATCATCGAGGAAACCCTTAGCAAAAGTCTCTAGGATAGACTGCCCATCCTTAGATCGTCCCTTCATTGCATCACTAAGCCCATTATTGAAGGCAGTCTTAGTGCTTTCAGCGAAATTCAGACCAGCTTGATCCGCTTTGCCGTCAAAGGTTGAGCTCTTATCTCGGAGCTTAATCTCCACACCTCTAATAAGACCATCCAAAATGTTCTGTGCTATATTAGTAAGGGCAACATCATCAGTAAGTGTATCGATCTTTGCAGCTTCCATCTTACTTATTACATCTATTAAACTCGCACGTTCAGCTTCTGATAGCCTATTAAATATACTTCGACTAAGATTGATACCAAAACTATTTAATACTGCTGAAGTATCTTCAAACAAATCTGTAGATCGTAATGCAGCTCTATCAATGATAGTTCCAACCTGTGCTTTTAAGTTGTCTACTACAGCCTGTGCTAATCTCAATTGGCTAGGACTAGCGCTTATATCATCTTGTAATACATTTAAATTAACAGCAGCTGCTTGCAGCCCCGACGTGAATCGCTCTAAGTCAACAAGCTCAACGCTAGATAATAAGTTATAGGCATAGCGCCCTAACTCAAGGCCACTCTCCTTCAATCGTATATTGAGGCCATCGAAACTCGTTCTGAGCGTATTAAGAACTGCTTTAATAGCATTTTCTGTCGAAGTCTTAAAAGAAGTAGCACTTTTTAACAATGACGCAGTATCAACTGTAGGATCATCCTTGGAATTTTCAACAGCCCCGAATTGTGAGTTAACCGCCCCTGCACCTCTTGCAATGCTCCTCCTAAAGCCTGTTCCTAAATTAGCGAACTCTTCAAAAGTCAAGGCAAGATTTGGTAGCGTTTCCTCTACGAGTTTGAATTGTTCGCCCAGTGTGCCTAAGTCTTCTGCAAGATTAAACAACCCTGAGATATTATCAAGAGATGGAATAGACGAAAGAAGTTTGCTAAGTTGCTGAGTGCTGGAATTAAGACCTGCATTTGCAGTTCTATCCAGGAGCATATTTGGGCTGTCTTTAGCATTGTTCTCAGCTATGTCTTTTCTGCTCTGAGCTATATCATCCAAGACAGCTACTATCTGTTCTAGCTGAGCTGTGGGTATTGCGTTTATGTCACTCGCAGTGAGCGCACTAATACCACTAGCCTTGAGAGCATCTAGAATAGATTGATTGGTGGCCCCAATACTTGCTGTTACTTCATCAGCTGCACCACCAAGTATTCCGCCAAACTTATCCTTGAAGAAATCGGGGATACCTTTAATAGCTTCAACTACTTGGCGTAAGAGGTCTTCCATTGATAGCGGCTTAGACGGCCCCACGAAACCCGGCTGTCCCTCTACCGCTCCGCCTGTACTAAAGCTTGGCAAACTCCCCCTATTAATAGCCTCGATCAATGGTCGATACTTCTTGGTAGAAGCAGCATTAATAACATACTCACCATTAGAAAGTCTAGCTAAGATAGAGTCGGATGTACCGGAACCAGGTCCAGAAATTGAGCCACCTGAAGCAAATCCTTCAGTAGACGCCTGTTTCCCTTTCAAGGCACCAATAATTTTCAATAGAGTGGTATCTACCAGCTCTTTAAGGGTTGTGTCAGAGATTAGTGGTTTTACCTTATCAAACAAATAACCAGAACTTTGTTCTACTGTTTCAACTGCACCCATTATTCGATCAATAGGATCACCATTTAATACTCCGCTGGCTTTTTCTTTAATTGCATCCGCAAATGCTGTGGCACCTTCTATAAAAGCGTCTCTAAGGCCTGCAAAGAACTCTTTACCACCTTCGCTAAAGGCAAGTTTCAAAACAAGATATAAGCCAGAAACAGCCGCAATAGCAAGCAAGATAGGCCCAATGACAGGGAGAGTAAGAACACCTATTATCGCAGCACCAATGGCAGGTATTGCTGCCAGCATAGCGCCTGCAAGAAGCAGAGTAAACCTAGCAGCGGCTGCGCCTCCAAATGCACCAAGGGCTTGGCCAACGAAGGCAGTACCAGCCATTAAACCCCACTCTTGTGCTTCAGAAAGGAGCTCTTGGCCTGCTGCCTTGCGCTCTGCATTAATACCCTCAGCAATATTGCGGCCAAATTGAAAGCCAGCTATACCGCCTAAGACACCACCTAAACCCACGGCAAAGTTTGTAAAAGCTTGTCTTGCTAAAGCAGCTGAACTATCTAAGCCCTGCCTAATAGTGTTGGCTGCATTTCTTAGAGAGTCTCTTGACTTTGTTAGAGAGTCAGTAGAATCTTTATTTATCCTAGTTAGCTTTTCAATTTGACCATCTATGTCGCTTAGCGCTTTGTTGTCGATTCCCCAGTCTCTGGTCGTTGCACCAAACCTGTCCTTACTAGTCAGAGGAACTCGGGTCGTCGCTGTAATTTCACGCTGTGCTCCTAACCGCCTTAGTTGGGCACCTAGATCTTTTTGAGTAGTCAGCATTTGTCTTTGAGTAGCATTTGCTAATCTTTCTAGATTCAACATCTCAAGACGTTGAAAACCATTCTGTGCAAATTGTGCAGGTGCTTTAGCAACACCTAGCAGGGTACCACCGACGGCCCCTCTAAATGAACCGCTAAATAGTGTCAGTGCAACACCTAGCCCAATCGCTGCTCTCTTGAAGTCTTCGAAAACATTACTACCAAGTAATATATCCAAACTCTTTTGCACAAAATTGGAGAACCCTTTACCAATCCTTTGACCTATAGGGTCAGTACTGCTGACAATACTAGTCCAGACACTACCAATAATAGATGTGAATAGGAACTTAAGTCCACTTGATGACTTCAGCGTTGCTATTAACAAAACTCCTGCAATACTTGTAGCTATTGCATTCTGTTTCGTTGCTACTGAATTACTAAGCAGAGTGCCAAATGAGTTAGCAAAGTTGCGAAAAACACCAACAGTCTTCATTGCTAGTGTATTTTCGACCCCTGGACCTACTACGCCATCTGCACGAGGCGCCTCACTAGAAAACAAACTTCGCACACGCTTATTAATTATATCGCCGAGATTAAGGATTGAATCCAAGATGCGTCTTAGCAGCGAAACTTCTTCTGGTGGCCCGATAGATTTAGATGTGTCAGTTTTTCCAGTGGCGAATTTTGCTCTTGCACTTTGAAAAGATATAGCCCCAGCGAGACCTACAATTGTACCCAATACTGCAACAATGCTGAACAAGACCTTTCTGTATTCAAGAATACCTTTAATGGCAAATAAACCTACGGTGCCTTTAACGATACCCGCAAATAGAGAGTTAGCTTGAGTTGCAAACGCTCTTACGAAACCAAGGGCTGGCCCCAAAAGTTTTGCTAACCAGGCTGTGACGGATATTACAAGATCTGGTATCCAGGAACGACCAACAGCTTTATCAAAGATAAACCAAAACCAATAGTTTACTTTTAATGCCCATTCTTTAATATAAGCTAAGCCAGTAGCTAGACCTGGGAAATAATCCATTACCTTGATTTGCTTGATGCGCGCAAAGACACTATTAATAAACCTAGAGAGGCCACTGCCCACTGTATTCACTGAGCCAAAGAAGAATTCTGTGAAATCAAATTTAAATGAGAAGCCTTTAAAATAGGTTTCCAGCTTTGTGTAAAGGCTTTTAACAGCAGCAACACCTATGGCCAACAAGCCTGGTATCATAGCTATTACACTGGTCGCTGCGTTAAAAACCAAGAAGCCTATTGTAAGACCAGCTATACTCATTTGAAAGAGTAAGGCCTTGAAGCCTTCAGCCGTCACATCAAACAATTTTAGAATCCGTACTGTTGTTTGATTTATAGCTATTTGTACATTATAAATATAGAAACCTATATTATCGGCAAAATCCTGTATTCGCTTTGCAGTACTGCTGATAAACTCAGCTATTGTGTTTCTAGTACCAAAAATCTGCTCTTTAGCATTGTTAAACACTTGGCCTAGAGCTAGCCCTAGCCTAGTAAATGCGCTACCATAGGTCGTCCCGAAAAGCGCAAAGCGTCTGTCAATTTCATCTGCGCCCTCCAATACCCCTCGGAGCACACGAGTAGCAGTCAGAGAGCCCGCCTCGCCCATTTTTCGGAGCTCCCCTATCGACACCCCTATGGAGTCGGCAATGGTGAGAGCAAGCGTAGGCGCGTTCTCTAGGATTGATCTCAGCTCGTCACCTGCAAGTCGCCCAGAAGCAATAGCCTGCCCGAACTGAATCAAAGCGGAGTTTGCTTCTTGTGTTGATGCACCCGCTAGTTTAAGTGACTTACCTACTGCTTCAGTGATTTTCAATAAGTCTTTTTGGCTAGCACCTAAACGCTTGCTACCCAAAGCCAATCGACTATACAAGCTTGTAACTGAATTAAGGCCACTAGCAGACCTGAATGCAATTTTTCTCAATTCACTGAAAGATTTCAAGAACTCTTCCTGCGAATCGGACACTACCTTTAACTTATTCCGATAACTTGTAAGCTCATCTGATTGCTTAGCAAGAACACTAACAAAAGCCACGCCACCTAAGACGTTGGTTATTGTATTGGTCATGCTCTTAAAGCTTTCAGTTGTCTTATCTACGCTGCCCTTGATACTTTCGACAGACTTATTTAATTTAGATAGGTCTTCACGAGCTAGTCTGGAATCGGAACGACTCTCAATTAATATAGCCATACCTGATCCTCAAAATAATACCCAGCACCATTAGGCACTGGGTATTGTTGTAACGATGTTGCCCTGAGGCTTACCGAACTTTATAGCTGTTGATTCCACAAAATAAGCAGAGGCTTGTCTAGAGTGCCCCTGATTTAGTCTCTGGATGTATTCAACTTTGTTAATGATTTCAGACTTATCTTTACCAACTTTTACTATCTGCCACCCACTTTGGGCTTCTCCAGTATCAATAGGTGTATTTGCCTTTAGAGCATTAAGCATTTTAATATTTTGAGCATCAAAGCCCAAAGCAGATTCACCATTGAATTTCTTCTTGATCATCTGCTGAGTCTCTTTAATACCCTTTACCTGGATCTTAATCATAAAGTCTCCAGTATATCTAACTTCTCCCCTCCCTTAGCGGATAATATTTTCTGAAATATGAACGAATTTCTCAGGTTCATATTGTTCTTAGTTTCTATGCCATCCATTACAGCTTTGATAGAACTGAACATTTCAGTAGGTTTACGTTTGTCACCAAAGGCTTTAAGCAATTGACTAAAACGTAGATCATCCCGCCAACCAATTGGTCTCTGGTCGAAGAAAGCTAGCCATGTGTTGTATTCCTCAAATGAGAGAGCTTCTAGTTGAGCCTTTGAGACCATACCTAGCATAAGCATAAGTTCTCTATCAACTATCTCTTCATCTGCTAGCTTACGTTTCCCGCTTCTTTCATGCCAGAGAATTCCATGATCATGTCAGAAAGGCTCTTCAACTCATCGAAAGGCATTTCAGCAAAATCGTCATCGCTCATCGTAAGGGCTTCTGGGACGGATGTCTTTACAACATCAATCATAAGCTCCAAACCGCCGTCACCTGTCTCACGATCAATAGATGTGGCTAGTTTCTGAATGCGTTTAACAGAAGCTACAGAAAGCTTTGATATCTCGACTTCATCAGTCATGAATTTTACTTTCTTAGTTACTGATTTATTTACCAGTTCTTTAAATGTCATCGTCATTTTGTATTACCTCATATGGGTTATTTTTAAGAATTTTTTCAACAGCAGCTTTTAGCTCCTGCAGCTCAGAAAGTGTCATGAGAATTTCAAGAGATTTATCTTGACTATTTTCGAAGAGCTTAATTTTACGAACAGTCTTAGCTATGCTAAAATTAATATTATTGAGCATACGCCGCGAAGTTGCGTTCATGACAAACTTTCTGTCAAACTTTGGCTCATTCATTAGTTGTATTCCTTAAAATTGGGCTACCCGAAGGCAGCCCATTTAATTACTCAGTATACGCCCCAAAGAATGCAGATTGAACTGAGATAGTAACAGTTGAAGTGTTAGAGTCAGTCAAAGAAGGACTGACCAACAGAGCTTCAACTTTACCAACCCAGTAGAATTGGCTATTCTGAGCGCTACCAATACCAGCAGCGCCAGTTTCGTAACTATCAGGTTCTG